TTATTGGATGTTTAATGATTTTAACACCAGGAATTGCGATTACAAACAGTTTAAGAGATATTATTGATGGCAATTATGTTTCTGGTCAAGCACGCCTTGTCGAGGCTTTCTTTATTGCAACGGCAATTGCTTTAGGTGTAGGTCTTATGAGAATTTTAATGAAAGGAATGATTTAATGGAACAAGTTATACAATGTTTAGGCGCTTTTTTAGGATGTCTTGGCTTTTCTTTTGTCTTTCGTATTCATCGTCGCCTTGATTATGTCCTTATTGCTTCCTTTGGAGGAACGCTTGGTTGGATCGTCTATTTACTTGTCATTCCTTATTTAAGTAATATCATGTCAAGTTTATGTGCGATGATTATTGTTGCTTTATTTAGTGAAATCATGGCAAGAATATGTAAAGTACCGGCAACCATCTTTATTGTCGTTGGTTGTTTCCCTATCGTACCCGGTAAAGGAATTTATCAAACGATGCTTTATTTGATTTCTTATGATCAAAAACTATTTATTGATTCACTTTTTCAAACAGTAGGAACGGCTTTAGCACTAGCTACAGCTATTCTTATCGTTTCAACTTTCTTTAAAGTTATTAGCACTAGTATTATTATTTTTCTTCGGTAATGTAAATGTATATGTTGTAATCATAATTTTTCAGCCTTTAATTGTTATTACTAAACGAAATCTTCTTCGTAGGTTCTTCTTCCCTTATAGTCTCAATTAAATTATTGTATTTTAGATCGTTATCAAACTCAAGTATAGCGCACTCTCCAGCATCCCTATTCTTTAGGATATGAAGATAGACTTTATTCTTAACTAGTAAACGATTCGGTCCATACTGTTGTATATTGAGTAGTTCCGGTCTATGAATACATATAACATAATCAGATGCATGGAATATAGTATCCGCAGAAGAAATGTCACTACGCATTGGGTAATGCATAGATGGATTGTTAATCCTATCAGGAGCTTCAATGTTTCGATTCATCTGTGATAACTGAATTATAGTAGTATTAGGGTACTTTTTAACCTTAATAAACAGTTTCTGTAAATCGGAAATCACTTTCAGTGCAGATTCTTGACCTTCTACAAGTAAAGTATGATCAAGGATAATAATAAATTTCTTACCCTTTGCATAGTTCTCGTAAAAATAATCAATAGTAGAAGCTATTTCTCCAACCGTCCCAGGTGTATCAACATAATATATCTGGTATGATTTTATTTGTTGAGATGCTGTCTCAACTTGCGCCAATGTGTCATCGTTTAATTCCTCGTTAGCGCTATATAGCTGTGCAGTAGTTTGCCTTAACTTACTACTTAATTTTCTACCTACCTGCCTTGAACTTAACATCTCAAATGAGAAGTTAAGGATAACTACATCCTGCTCAGGATTTAGATCTATTAAATCATTTTCAAGTGTATTAACAAATGATGATTTACCACTACCAGATATACCTACTATAGTATATATCGTATTAGGTTCAATTCCACCCATACAGTGTTTATTGAACTTATTCCACCTTGTTCTTAAAGATTGAATCTCATGATTCTTTCTTTGTTTTATATATTCTACTGCTTCTTTAGCTGCAATAGATATATGGCGGAAGGTAAGCGTATTAGTAGAGTTCTGTTCCATAATCATTACTAATTATTGGTTCTTCTACTTTCATTTGTTCCTCGTATGTCTCCCACTCATGTTGAGTGAGCCATTTCCACATAGTTTTCATATAACCGATTTTACCAGTAATCATTTTATTATCTATCTCATAAGATAAACATTTCATGATGTGCTGATGCATTGCTTTGCTTTTGCCAATTATTCGATTATATTCCTTCCTACATTTGTTCACATTTGCCCTTAAAAAACCTTTGGTTCCGTCAGGTCTTATAACATAAACTGGAAATAGGTCATAGAATTCATCAAACATAGATTTATCTTCTTTAAGAAGTTCTTCTAGTTTTTCTGTTTTCTTTATAACTGTGGTATTGTCTACAGTGCTGGTAGCAATTAGACCACGAGACTCTAACTCTTGTATCTCTTCTTCATTAACTAGGCTGAGAAGTTTCTGAATGTCTTGATTGATGTTTTTGATATCACTCAATACAAGCGTTAGGAATACTAACTGATTAATAGATAAGTTTTCAATCCTATCAAGGATTGAGGTGTCTATTTCTAAAATCATATTCTCATATATTATACGAGCATACGGTATTTGAAATATATCTGATAAGCCTTTGTTAATCCCATAGGCTCATTTGTAACGGTTTTAATTCACGGATTATCTTATAGGCTTCCATAATGTAATACCTATAATTAATCTTTCTCTCTTCAATTGGTTTATCGTCTAAGTAATTTAATAAAGTAACACCAGATGCAGTAAGCATATTCTGATACTGTTTTTCTTTTGCAACAAATATCTTTTTACCTACATATGGTTCATCATATTCTATAATTTCACCTTCTTTGTGTCCTGTTGGTTTCCATTTCCATAAATAGGCACCATTAGTACTTGCATAGAAACGATTAGTCCTTTGTTGTTCTTTATTATTATACTCAACATGCCATTGTTTACCAGTCTTTTCAGCCATTAGAAAGTCTCTAATGTCTTGGCAACCTTTTATAGTTTCTTCTACTGGTACTCCGTTCTTAAAAAAGTTTATTACTGCTTTCGGTATGATCTTCGGAGTTAGACCTTTCCCTAATTTCACAGTAGTAATAAACATACCCTTTTCTTTTACTTTATTATCTTCAGTAATAGCAAAGTAGTCATTTATAGCATATTGATACATAGCTTTAAAACGTTCTTCTTCTAAAGTAAGTTTAGTAAGTTGTTCCCATTCTCTGCATACTTTGTTTACACTATCATATACAGATTTTTTAAGTAATACAAATAAACCGTCTGTATTAGCTTGGACGATTCGACATTCTAATTGGGTTAGTTTTTCAGCTAGCATTAGTAATAGTAACTGTCCATTTATACGTATTTGCATTACTGCAAACGGACTATAACAGAAATTATGTGGATTCTGTAAGTTACCTGATAATCCATTGAGAGCAAGCTTTAAGGTTTCGTTTTTAACCTTATTGCCATTGTGTTTAGCTTCGATGCGCTCATCTTTAATTTGTCTATATACTTCTAGAAATTCAGGTCCTAAATGTTTAGGATAGAACCCATATTCTATTAGCATACTTGGATATAGTGATGCAACATCTATATCAATGAGCATTTCATCTTCTTTTGGTATAACTATTTCAGGATCATTCACTGAATGAATTCCTCCAACTCCTACAGAATATCTTAATCCTTCAAATATGAATTTATTTTCATATCCTTTTCTTCCTGGAGATACTATTTGACTTTTCATATCATCTAGTACTTTTTGAAGTATAGGACTATCATACTTAATAAATGGTAGGATTACCTTATTTAAAGGTATTACATCCATTGGAGATCTTAAATCTTTAATATCATACCAGGTTTGACCTGTTTTTTCAAGATATTTCTGAACGGTTACTTTCAGAACTGCCAGTGCATCTGCCTCGCTGCCCGGAATCGCTTTTACAATGATGTAGTTTACGATCGGGTCGTCACCGGCTTTGGAACGACTGGTTGCCTGAACAAATACATTCAGTTCACCGTCTGTTACGGTCACCTTATAAGTGCCTTCAAAATCTTTGGCTGTCAGTCCGGATTCTACTTTTTCACCTTCCAGAAGGATGTCTTCTGTCTTGGTTCCCCACTGATGCCATGGATTGTCGATACCTACGGTTACTTCATAATTGCCTTCCGGCAGCTCGAAACGATAATCAATACCGGATTTTCCTGCTTCGTAAGTGATTTTATCTGACTGATAACGGTAAGAGCCTTTTAATGTAGTGTCACCGCCTCTTGCTGTTGCAGTATAAGCAGCATCCTCCACATAACCCCAGCTATATCCTGTGTCAGAATCTTCTGCATAAGCCTGATCCAGACTGCCCTGGTATAATCCCATGTTGGAATCAGCCGGAACAGAGGTCACATCAGAAGTACCTGCGTTTGCCAGATACAGCACATAATTGTTTGCTGCGATCTCAGCATCGCTGAATTTCTTTCCGCCGGACTTGCCGCATACGGTAATCCAGTTTACGATTGCCTCGTTTCCTGTTACTTTCTTAACAGTGATGGTTACTTCTTTTTCTTCATCCAGAGTAATCTCACCGGATGCAACACCTTTTGCACCTGTCAGATTCAGATCTGCGAGTTTCTGTTCTTCACCATCTACAGTGTAGTATACCGCACTCTGTCTGGTTGCATTCCACTGTGCCCACAGTTCGTTGGAACCTACCATGATGGTATGTGTACCTGCCGGAAGTGTCACAGTGTACTGTACACTTGCCTGATACCATGCAGCTGCATAGGAATCAGATGCATTTTCACTGTTATAAGCATTATAGCTTCCCAGGTAACCCCAGGTATTGTCGTCTGTCTTCTTCTGATCCCAGGTTTCCTCGGGAATGA